ATTGCTTCGTCTTCGCATTGTAAACCTTTGTCCGTGTAACGTGAACTAAATTCTTTTTTAATTCCGTATTTATGTTCTAAAACAAGTTCTTGGATGTAACTCTTTGCTGTTTTACTTAATGTCTCGGTCTTGGTGCGTGGAGCGGTCATTAACCGCCCCAATGCTGAACAACGTATTTTCATACTTCTAACGTTTTTAATTGTGCAGGTGTTAAACTAAACTTTGTTGTTAGTTCTTCAACTGTATATTCTCCTTTGCTAATTGCGTCAATAGCTTTTTGAAAACGTGCGTTGTCTATTGCTTGTTTTTTTGGTTCGTGTTTTACTTGTTCTCCAGAAGCGTCTGTGTCTTTGTCCGAAACAATACCCAAAATCGAACTCAAACAGTACCTACGAAAATAGGTGCAACCGCTTCCGAAACTTTGGTATAAATTCATTTGTTTTAATTCAACCTGTGGAATTAAAGTATTGCTTTCTAAACTTTCACCGCTTTCAATATGAAATAAAATAGTTGCTAAATAGTTTTCGCCTTCCTTTGAATTAAGAAGTTGTGTAAACCCTAAACCGTGTTTTTTTAGTAATGGGTTAATTACTTCAAAGATTTTCGGCAAGTCTGCGTAAGTGTAGCCGTAACCTTGTGTTGCTTTGTGAATAACAGGAACTTCTTGTTGGAAGGCTGCTAAACTTTTAAATAAATGTTTCATAGTTTTTTTTTTAAATTGTGTTGTTAAATTAAAGGTTTTCTATTTCAGATTGTAATTCACTTATTGCACTATCTATGTTTGTATTAAATTCATCAGCAAAGTTTTCTATTTCATCAGTTTTTTCTTGAAATTCGCAACCTTTTTCGCCTTCTTGCCATTTTTCGCTTCGTTCGTCAAATTGGTCTGTTCTTGTTTCTATTATGCTTTGTAATTCTTCTGCTATTTGTTCTTTTAAAAATTCCATTTTTTCAAGTAACTTTTCAACTTTTTTTAATTGTGCTTTCATAGTTTTTGTTTTTGTTAGTAAATAATTATATGCAAATATAAATAAAGTTATTTAATAAACAACTATTTTTTTAATTTATTTTTGATAAATCGCTAATTAAACAAATCCAAGTGTCGCATTTAAAAGGTTTTATGCGACCCATTTCCCCTTGCTTTTTTAGTTTTGCTACTGATTTCCAATCTTTTTTTCTAATCATTCCTTTACAATAAGCATCGTTTGTTTCTAAATTAATAAACATAAAAGCGTAAAAATCGCAATCTTGTTTTATATTGAAGTTTGGAATATGGCAAGTAAAATATGGTTTAGGTTCATATTTGTATTTCATTGATTGAGTTTTAACATCAATTTTAAAATCATTTATTATAAAATCGTAATCAAAATTTTGTTCGTCTTTAAATTTTACTTCTTTATTTTTATAGTAGTCTATTAAAACAACTTCTCCAACTGAACCTAAATAATTTCCTTCTCCTTTTTCTATTGAATTTTTTAATATACCAAACGTATTTCGGTGTTTTGCTTTTTCTAATTGTTCTTGTGTTATTTTAAAATACATTTTAGTTTTTGTTTATAGGTTTCTATTAATTCTTTTAATTCGTCTTTTGTCCATTTTTTAACATCGTGTGCTTTCGCCTGAAGCTCCATTAATCTTTGCGCTCCTATTCGTTTTTCTATACCTATTTGATAGTTTAACAGGTTACCGCTTAAATAAGTGTTACAAGCTTCGCATTGCAAGTGTACGTTGTCTTCGTTAAACCTTACGTTACTATGTCCACCTTGTGAATAGTAGTGTCCTGCATTTTCTTTTTTACAAGGTTTGTTACACGAAATACAATTAAGTCCAGCATCACGAACACGAATAAATTTATTGAACACCTGTTGCGCTATTTTTAAATAATCGTTTGCAGTTTTTAAGTTCTCAACTAATTTTTTTTTCTTCTTGTTCCATTCCTTTAACTTCTGAGCTTCAACCATTGCTTTTATACATTCGTTTTTTAAACAAAACTTTTGTAGTGTGTTGAAAGGTGTAAATTCTTCTTTGCAGTTAAAACATTTCTTCGTGTTTTTCATCGTTTTTATGCTTTAAATTTAAGTATTTATTAATTTCATTCCATAATTATTTATTTTATTTTCTATAATTAAACCTTCTTTTTTAATTAATTTATTTTTTTTGAAAGGTTTATAATTGACTTCGTGATGCCACCGTTCAAATCTCCAAACTTTTTTTACTACGTCTGGATGTTGTTCTATTAAACTATCAACAAAATTACTTCTTAAATCGCCTGTTGTATAAATTGGAGTATTTCCGCCTTTTGTTACCATTGTTGCGTCTTTATCTCCTGAAAAAGCATTAAAATTTATTGTGCAATATTTATCTTTTAACATTCGTAAACAAATATCTGTGTCATCGTTATAAATTCCACGCCATTTATAAGGTAATTCGTTATTTACAAGTGACATTGAATAAACACGACTATTTAAAAAATAAGGCGGTCTGCCATCAGGTATTGCAAAATTCATATAATTTAGTCCTGCCATACCTACATTTGTATATCTATCAACAAAATCTTCTACGCATTTAAAAATTACAGGACTTAATACTTTGTTACGTTTATTATTATTCATTCTATAAAACGCTTTTATATTATCGTCTAATTGCCAATGTCTTTTATGTCCTTCTTTAATTGAATATTCTTTTATCCAATTTCTTACAGTAACCAACATTGAATGGTCGGTGGGTTTTGAAAATGGTAAAACTAAAATATATTCTTTAGGAAGTATTGTTAAATATAGTTGCTCTTCTTGTGGCTCAATTACCACTTTAAATTCAGCTCCCATTTCTAATAACGCTTTTACTGTTTTTCTACTTTCAAACCTTCCTTTAGTTGGTATGTAAATTGGATATTTATTTTTCATTTTCTACAATATAAATATGTTCTGAAGGTCTTGCATCTAAAGGAAACCAAGCATTGTATTCATTTTTTTTTTGTTTGCCGTCAAATACTCTTTTGTTATTAAAAAGACTTAATTTAACTTTTTCCATAAAAAAATCAAAGTCTTCTTTGTTTTTAAACTTAAATGTAGCGGTAATTAATGGCGGTAATTGTTTAGTATTATTATATTCAGGCATATCTAACCATTCATTTTGCCAGTCATTTTGTAAATCTTCAAATAAAGACGTTTGATTATTCATTTTTTATAAGTTTATATCGTTAAATTCAATTATTTTTTTTAAGTCTTTTACTTCTTGTTTCAACTCTAAATTTATATGTTGAAGGTCAAAGTTATTTTGTCTTGTCGCTTTAAATTCTTTTTCTAAAGTTTGGTAAACTAACATTGCTTTTTTTATTTCGTGTAAACTTTGTTCCATTGAACTTATTAAATCAGTTCGGTTAGGATGTTTCGTTTTTATGTCTTTAATGCTTACTTGTAATTTTAAACAAGTGTGATTAAGATTAATTCTACTGCTCAATAAGTCAAGTTCCATTTTAATATAAAGTTAATTAAATAAAGTAATTTCATTTTTACTTCTCATTTCATTAATTGGCAATAATAAATCTTCATAGCCACTTATACTTTCTCCAATATATTCGTGGCAATAAGAAGCTCTTTCTAATCTATTTTTTGCAGATTTATCGGTATCTTTTTTTATTGTTCTTGATTTGCCATTATTGGCTGTAGGTCTCCATAATTTACTTTTATTTCTGTAAATGCCTAATGCTGGATTAATTGTTTTTGTAAAACATAAACCGCCTTCGTTTCTTATTATTGCTGCACAAAATTCTGATAATTTTACACCTAAACCCATACCTTGAAAATCAGGTAATATTACAGTTCTGCTTAAAGCCATTGCATACTTTCTTTCATTAGGGCCTGGTTGATTAATTATTGCTACTATTCCAATAGGTTTTTCATTCCATTCAAATAATAAAAATTTACAACTTTTATTTACTTCTTCAGTTAAATAATGATGCTTTTTAAAGAAGTCCCAAGTTTTAGCTTCGACTCTACTAACTTGTAATTTGATTTGTGGTCTAAATTGCCTTCGATAGTCACACCTTTCGAGTGCGCCTCCTTTTTGTGGTGAACAAGTCCAATCAGGCAATAACCATTCTAAAATATCATAATGGCAAGATGCTAAAATAATTCTTTTGTTTTCTCTACGAATGTATTTCTGTAAAGCAAAACTCATAGCTTTTGCCACATCTCTATCTACAACAGAAGTATATTCATCAACTAATATTACTTCATTATCTTTAGCAACAGCTACTAAATATGCTAATGTTGCTCGGTATTGTTCTCCATTACTTAATGCGTGAAATGGTCTTAACCAAGTAGGTACAGAACTTAAACCCATTGATGTCAAAACAAGTGCTGCATCTTTTGGCTCTAACCAATCAAAGTTACTAATCAATGATTTTTCTGCATCAAAGATTACCTTTTTAACATCTCCCATCTTTTTTAAGATAGTTGTTTTTCCGCTTCCGCTACCCCCTAAAATTACTCCAATATTCCAATCAAAGTTTTTAGCTTCTCCTAAATTCATAGGAATAGACACAGATGTTTCTTCTCTGTTCTGAATATCAAATGCTTCATACACATACTCGGTATATTTATCATTTAAAATTTTTGTTTTTAGTTCAATATTTGCCATAGTTTAATTTTAAAAAATATTTAAGTTAGTATTATTTGTTGGTCTAAATTCCGAAATTACGTCTTTTCCGTAAACTTTAAACCCAAGTCCGTAATTATATTCGCAATAAACAGGGTCGTTTAGCCCAGTGTGTTTTCCGCCTGTGTCTACGTCTTTTATTTTTTCAGTTGAAACCCAAGTTACAAATTTCATAACATCGTGTTTTATTAGTCTGTGTACTACTATCATATCGTCGCAACGATTTGTAAACGCTTTGCCACCTTCTACGTGGTCTTTTAACGGTGCTTTTAAATGTCCTTTAAAGTCTCCTTCAGTATAAATATTAGAACT